CTATGAACGGAGGGGAAAGTAGAGTCTTTAATAGAATGTAAGTGTCGATTGCTTTTATAATATAAGATATGTACAAGAATATGTTTTAATTATATTTTTAAACAATACTCCTCATAATACGTGCCATTCTTATTATAGTTTGGTCAATTTTGTGACTTTCTCTCTAATGTCAAATCTTGATCGGATAGATTCCTCTTAATCATTAATATTCGTACTACTTTTATTAAATAATCTATACATGTGTGGATTGGCGGAGTAAAAGCTAATCTAATGGCAGAATGTGATGAGTGAAATGTAATATTAAAAAATAGAAATGATAGAATTATGGCAAACAATGAAAAAGTATGGACAATAGCGAGAAACGCAGCATTTCGGGTCGATTTTATAACAAATGGAAGGGAATTGCATTTATACACGACTGTGATTTATTCAGCTATGATGTGGGGGTGGGGCAAACGCATTGAGGAGAAAGAAAAAGAAGCCTTGCAAAATGACAAATTAATGAAATAATAACACCAAAAACTAATGCAATGATGGATAAAATTTTGGGAATTAGAGAATTGATATCTGTACATACACAGATATCTGAATTAGAGAGAAAAGAAGCAGAGCTGGCTACTCCAATGCTTACTGACTTGGAATATATTCCGCAAATCTTCGAATGGTTCTGTGAATTATCTGGTTATAATGGAGATGGAGGTAAGCTTAATACTGATAAAAAAATGCAGTTTCTGATTATCATTATTTTCTTTTATTCCCCTATTAGCTTGACCGGACATAGAATACCAAATGGCATTCGGGATATATTGACGGAATTATTCGGATATAAGTCCAAGTCCGCAGTGTCCAATCTTTTAAAGAATCTGGTATCCACTTATGATAATTACAGAGTATTTAAAGAAGAGGTAGATCTTATTTATGCTAGTATATGGAAGCAGTTAGAAGGTCGAGGAATGTTGCCTTACATTCCTATTTTATGACTTTCGTTGAGATGTCACAGTTAGGAGAACTGAAAATAGTACAGTTGTCAATAATGGCAGTACTTTTACCAACGAATTAGAAAACAAGGTTTCTGCAGAAACTGCAAAAAAGAAAAGATCAAAAGCTAGCTTTTTTATATATAATTTATTTAATTAAAAATTTAAACAATTTGAATTATGGCACAATTATCTTGGGGAAAACCCACCATTGAGTTTGGAAAATGTGGAGCTAACGGAGCTGCACCTACAACATGGACAAAACTTGCGTATGACCCAGTAGAAAGTTCAACCAAACTTACTCCTACTAAAGGCGAAAAGAAAGAAGCTAAAGTAGAAGGAGGCGAAAATGAAGCTGTTAAGTATGCAAGAAATACTTATGCGTTTGAGTTTGAAATCCGTGCTGCAAAGGATCGTGAGAAACCGATTGAAGATTCAGATGGAGTAGTTGAGGGCGAATATGCTTTCCGTCTTACTCCTGAAGATACCACTTGCGAAGGTATCTTGATTGAGCGCTCCGTGGTTTCTCTTGAGGAATCTTATGACACTGCCGAAGGTAAGAAATGGAAATACACTGTAGACGTGTTGAAACCGGCATCGGGCAACCAGGTGAAACCGTATCTTGCACCTGCGGTGTAATGAACTGATTCTCTAACCTTGAGGGTGTGTCTTCATGATGCACCCTCTTTTTTATCAATAACGCTATGAATATCAATAAAGAAATCGAAATCAGCATCTCTGATGCTATTATCGAGAAGCCTATCCGCTTTAGTGTAGGTAAGTATTCTTTTAGTCTTTACCCATCTACATTGGGCAGGATGCAGATCCTTAAGAATCTCTACCTTGCCATGAATATCAATACGAAGCTATTGTCACTCAATCCGTTTGCTGAAGCTCTGAGAGTTTGTCGGTATAAACAGGAAACCGTCTGTCAAATTATCGCCTACTCTACCTTCAATGAGAAAAGGGATGTCATGGATTTTAAGAAAGTTTCTCAGCGTGCCATTTTTTTTAGAAAGAAAGTGTCTGTTAATGACTTAGCTACCCTGTTGACTGTCATTCTCTCTGCCGATAAGGTGGAGGAATTTGTTCATTATTTCGGTCTTGATGCCGACCGCAAGTTGAAGGCGCAAATCAACCATATCAAAGGTGAGGGGCATAGTGTTACCTTTGGTGGAAAAAGTATTTATGGCTTGTTAATAGACTTCGCCTGTCAGCGCTATGGGTGGACGATGGATTACGTGTTGTGGAGTATTAGCTATGTTAACTTGAGCTTGTTATTGGCAGACGCTATCACGACAGTGTATCTAAGTGACGATGAACGCAAGAAATTGGGTAGGGGAGATGGGGAAGTGATCAATGCGGATGATCCTGCGAACCGAGACTTGGTACGGAGGATGATTAGTGAATAATAATTTAAAAATAAGAAGTATTATGGCAAATTTAAATTTTAAAATAGAAGGTAATAGTGAATCCTTTATCAAGGAAACGGAACAGATAGATTCGTCTATACGTACACTTGCAACAGATATAGAGAAACAAGAACAAAAAACTAGTGAATCATTTAAGACAATAACTGCTAGTTTTGCTTCCATAGGGATTATTGCCGGTTTGGGCTGGTCGGGAGTTTTTCGTGGCATAAAGACAGCGGTTAGTAAAGCTATTCCCGTTTTGGGTACTATTTCTACGTTAGCAGATATTTATTCCCTCATAACGTCTCTCACCAAAGCACAGCGAGGAGAGCAGAATAAATTGAACGACAGTATGGATGTTTTTAATAGAATTGTACAGAATCATGCTGCCCAGCCGATAGCTACCATCGAGCAGTTGTCTACTGAGTTTCAATCGCTGGGTGACAATATGGACGCTCAGCGACAATTCATTGTCAAGAATAAAAAGGCTTTCGATGAATTGGGAGTGTCTATCCGTAATGGGTATGATGCTCAACAGTTGTTAGTTGACAATAAAGACACGTTTATTGCAGCTCAAATTGCTAAAGCGACCTCTTTGGCCTACCAAGATAAGAGGAAGGAAGTAGCAGCTAGATTAGTGGGTGCATCTATGGCAGTTGCCAGAAAAGAGAAAGATGATGCTGTAGATGTAGAATACAAGGCACCTATAGGGGGGGAAGGTTATTATATTATGAAAGCCAACGAAAGCCTCAAGAATTTCCGTAATGCTATGTACGTATTTTCTAAGGAACAGGTTGAAGCATCGAAGAAAGAAATGGAAGAACTGATGTTGCTAAGTTTACAAAGTGAAAAGGAGGCGTCGGATCTGATGGCAGGGTTGGGCGTCGCTCCGAAAGTACCTCAACCTCGAACTGCCAATGCCCGGCAAATGGCTGTCACTCATCAAAAAGAGCAGCAAACGTTGATATCCGAGAAAGAGGAAACTGAACGACAGGGGAAAGCCAATATCGAATCTGAAAAACAAGCCATGATCGAGTATTTGAAAATCTATGGCACGTATCAGCAGCAGAAATTGGCTATGGCTCAAGACTATGCGGAAAAGATAAGAAAAGCAACAGCGGAACATGGAGCAGAAAGCCCGGAAGTGAAAACACTTGAGCGACAACGTCAGAAATCGACTGCCCAACATGAAACGGCAGCAATGCAAGCCAATATTGACTGGGTGACTGTTTTTAGTGAGTTTGGCGGTATAGCGAGCAGCTATATTCAACCGGAGTTGGACAAGGCTAGAGCCTATACGCAAACTAAAGAGTTTACGAATACGAATGTTGAGGCCCAAACTGCATTTTTAAGTTCTATTGAAAAGATGGAAAGTATCTTAGGTGAACCTGGAGGGAACAGTTTTAAGAAACTGGGACAGGATGTTCAGATATATCAGGATTCGCTTCGTGCACTCAACGAGGCCAAAGCAGAAGAGGCGGTAGCTATTGAAAAACTCGTCAAAGCGCAAGAGGATTATGAGCAAGCGCTAAAGAAAGGTAGCCAAGCAGAACAGGATGCTGCTAAAGAAACTCTAAACACGGCGAAGAGAAATGCTGATGAGGCATCGAATCATGTACAAGAGCAGACAAGTGTCGTCACGCAGAACAATCAAAGTTTATCCGAAACTGCCACGAATCTCAAGAAGAATATGGATAATGTTGTTCAAGGACTATCCAAATTGTCTTCCGGTAGTTTGAGTGGTGCGTATAGTGGGATTATTCAGGCGTCTAATGGGATGAAGGACGCGATAGGAAAAACGTCTGAAAATTTGAGAGAAGTTCCTATTATTGGATGGATTTTGTCTATCATTGATGTGCTTAAAGATGGTTTGAGCAATTTGGTAGGTGGACTGCTGGATGCAGTGTTCAATGCCATTTCCGGTATTCTTGATGATGTACTGTCGGGAGACTTGTTCGTCACTATTGGAGAATCTCTTCTCTCGGGGATTAGTAAAATATTTGATGCTATTTCTTTCGGCGGGTTTAGTTCTTTGATGGATTCTATTAATGGTAGCAATGCCAAGGAAGTGCAACAGGCGATTGATAAGTTGACGGATCGGAATGAAATATTGGGAAAATCGATAGATCGACTGACTACGGTGATGGATGACGCGGCTGGAGGAGAAGTGATAAATGCTTACCAAGAAGCAAAAGCTTATCAAGAAGAACAAAATGACAATATGCGTCAGATAGCGAAGGAGCAAGCGAGGTATAGCAGTAGCCACCATAGTTGGAACTACTATATGGAATGGACTGCGGAGCAGTTGGACTGGGCACGTAAGAATGTAGATGGTAATTTTTCGGGTACAGAATCTTTATGGGACTTAAGCCCCGAAGATATGAACCTTCTTTTGAGTAATGCCAGTATCTATGAGCAGATTAAAAGTGCAGGAAAGGGAGGCTATGGTGAGCGTGTGATGGAAAAGTTGGAAGACTTTGCTGATCAAGCAGGAAAGTTAGATGAACTTACAGACAAGATCCATACATCCCTCATGCAGATGTCATTTGATTCTCTCCGGGATAGTTTCCTCAATTCTTTGATGGATATGGATAAGGATGCCAAGGGGTTCTCTGAAGATTTTGCTGGATATATGCAACGGGCATTGCTGAATTTTGCGATTGGCGATCTTCTTAATAAGGAATTAGAAGGTTGGTATAACGGAATAGCAAGGGATATTCAAACACAAAAAGGCAAATTGAGAGAAGAACAAATAGATCAATATCGTTCCGTTTGGGAAGGATATGTGCAACAAGGGATCAGTATTCGGGATGGAATTGCAGAAATAACCGGATATGGAAATGCAGGGGAGAGTTCTGGTCAGCAAGGTACGAATGGAGGATTTCAAACAATGTCTCAAGACACTGGTAGTGAACTTAATGGTCGTTTCACTGCTTTGCAAATATCGAATGAGGAGATTAAGAATTCCATGCAGTTTGCTTTGGGAAGTTTATCAGTTTTGTGTACCGCTACTTCCGATGGCAACTTTATCTTATCGGACATGCGGAATCTGGCGGTAATTTCCAATGGACATTTGGAAGATATTGCTAAATATACGAAAGTGATTCAAGGCTTTGGGGAAAAATTGGATAATATAGATCGGAATACAAAAAAACTGTAACCTTCTATTCTTTATTACAAAAATCTCAACTTTAGTAGTTTACTTGCTAAAGTTGGGATTTTTTTTCAATTGTGGCATCTTCCTTGCAATCATTTACAAGAGAATAAACTATTCTTTTTTGTAACGAATGGAAGCTTCGCCTCCACTGTATTCGTTGCTTGGTATTCCTGAACTTTGAGGGACTATGCGTAGATATTTGTCTTCCATCCATATAGCTTGTTTTCTTCCATAAGTATACATATCAGTTGTAATAATAAGAAATAGTTCACATTTTGTTGTGTTTTTGGCATAATCTTCGTTTTTTAGAATAGAATATGTACCTTCACGCGTAATTTTAGGTGTATATATATCTGTAAAAGTCCCATCGGAATTAAATATATACTCTTGATCCCAAGCGCCATAAGGAATAGCTTCCCATTCGCCACTCCATTTTCTGTCGAAGCGTTGCGCTCCTTTCCAATGCCCTATGATATCCTTCTTCATAGCCTGGTACATCTCTTCTTGATGTGCGAGTGCCTTTTCCTCATCGGTTAGTTTTGATTCGTCATTTTTAGAGCAAGCTGTGAATAACATGGTGAATGTTATTGCTACGAGAAATAAAAGATTTTTCATGTTTTATAGTCTTTAGTTGTTTATTG